GCCGCGCAGGTCCGCGTCGCCCAGGTACGCGCCGCGCAGGTCCGCGTCGCCCAGGTACGCGTCGCCCAGGTCCGCGCCGCGCAGGTACGCGCCGCGCAGGTACGCGCCGCGCAGGTACGCGCCGCCCAGGTACGCGTCGCGCAGGTACGCGCCGCGCAGGTCCGCGCCGCGCAGGTCCGCGCCGCCCAGGTCCGCGCCGCGCAGGTACGCGCCGCGCTTCGCTGCCTCGACAGCACACTCTTTGGCGGTCGTCGCTGTCTCGCTGTGGCACAGAACGGCTCCGGTGAGCCGGTGTTTAATATCGTAACTCATGAGTTGTTATCCGGGTGTTCGGCGGCCTGGCGCAAGCGGGCGGCGAGCGTGTCGTTGCACCAACCGCTCTCGGCATGCACCGACGCTTCGTGGATCAGACCACGATCAACGAGCACAAACCCCGCCCGCGCGGCGGCGGCGAGGGCGGCTTCGATTAGGTCGCTGTCCGGCAGCTTCGTCCGCGTTTCGTACGGATCGCGCCAGTATTCTTCACGTTCGCCAGCCATAGCCGATGCCATCGCTTCCAGGAGGGGCGGGGGGATCATGGTCATATCCTCTCAATCAGAACCAGCGGTGACACGCCCAGCGCCCGAGCCAGGCGCTTGAGCGCCTTAATCCCCGGCACCCGTCCGTTCTCGTATTGAGCCGTGCTCCCGGGCGGAAGCCCGGCGGTCTCGTCCAGGTGCGGCTGCGTCCAGCCTTTCACCGCGCGATGCTTCTTGATGATCGAGGCAATGCCCGTGTCGCTCATGGCGATACGATGGCGTCATTGACCTCGGCGTCAAGATTGTTCTTGCATGGTCGTGACTACGGCGTCATGGTGTTGGCATGAGCAACGCAACCAAGACCGTCAGCCATACACCGGGACCGTGGACCTTCGACGCGCATCCCATCGGCAACAACGGCATCAGCCACGCGGTCTATGACGAATCGGCCGCGGCGCTGCCGATCGCTGGCGTATCCAGGCTGCTGGGCGCCGGCGAAGCCAACGCCCGCCTGATCGCCGCTGCGCCGGACCTCCTGGAGCAGACACTGAAAATGACGGAGCTTTTAGAAAAACTGTACGGCGAGGGGGAGGCAGCGTGGTATGCGCCTGTGATCCAAGAGCATTGCATCAATGCCCGCGCCGCCATCGCCAGGGCCACGGGGGGCAAGTCGTGAGCACCAAGACCATCTCCGAACGCTTCCGCGACTACGAGAACGACGCGCTCGATCGAGTGTCCATGGACCTCGACGACCTCGGGATGGACAGCGATCTCGTGGGCTGGATGGAATCAGACCAGGAGCGCCTGGACACGCTGCGCAGTCACCTGTTCTATCTCGGCCATGCGGTCGTGATGGCGCGCAACGACAACGCGCGGGTCGAGGCGACCGACAAGTTCCGCAAGCACATCCTCGATTGGTCCCAAGAGTTTATAGACTCGTGGTCAGACGACACGCGCGCGGAGTTCATGGCTGAAATCGACCGCGAAACCGCCCTGGCCATCGCCATGGACCGCGAAGAAGGGAACGACGAATGAGCCACAAGCCCATCCGCAATAAGGCCACCATGGCCACGACGGTGATCCTCAACGGTCCCGACCAGGGCAAGGTGATCTGGAACGCGGCCAGGGAGGTGCCCATGGTGGTCACCTTCCGCGCCAATGGCGTGGTCCTCGACCGTATCCGCGTCGTCGCTTCAACCGATGATCAGGCCATCCAACGCGCGCGGGTCGACACCATCGCCCGATGCTCCATGCACGGACTGCCGATGCCGATGCTCGATGACGCGACGGCTTCGATCGATACCTCACGAATCAAAGCGGGGCTCACATGAACGCGCTGGCCAAGACCACCAACAACGAGAGGCAGCCGGCGCCCGAGCCGCGCACCTTTATCGAGCTGCTCGAAAGCCATACCTGGCGCGAGAAGATGGCGTCGAAGCTGCCGAGCACCATGACCATCGACCGCTTGAAGGGCGTGGTCCTGACCGCCTTCAACCGGCAACCCAAGCTGATGGTGTGTACCCCGATCTCAGTCTACCAAGCGCTCACCGAGTGCGCGACGTACGACCTGTGGCCAGGCGCCCAGGGACACGCCTACCTCGTCCCCTACGGCAACAAGCGCAAGGGGGCGGACGGCAAGGACGTGCTGGTCAACGGAAAGCCGGTGTGGGAGGACTGCTGCCAGTTCCAGCTCGGCTACCGCGGCATGGTGGATCTCGCCTACCGCTCCGGGCATATCGAGCCGGGGAGCTTCCAGGTGTCGCCAGTCTACGCCGGCGACGAGTTCGACATGGCGTACGGCAGCGAATCGTTCATTAAGCACCGGCCCAAGATCCTGGGCGACCGCGGCGAGTGCGTCGGGTTCTACGCGGTGTGCCGCCCCAAGGGCAGCCGGCCAGTCTTCGACGTCATGCGCAAGGACGAGGTCGACGCCATCCGCGGCCGATCCAAGAGCGGCACCAGCGGGCCATGGGTCACCGACTACAATGCCATGGGCTGCAAGACCGTGCTTCGCCGGTTCTGGAAGATGCTGCCGTCATCGGTTACGAAAGACTTCGCGGACCTGCTGGAACGGGAAGCGGACATGGAGTTCGGAACCTTGGAAGAGAAGGCGCGCAGGCGCGAGAAGGTCGACACGCTGACCGGCCAGGTACGCGAGAAGCAGCCGGCGTGGTCAGAGGAGCAGACGAGGGCGCTGGGGCTGCTCTCGGGTCGGCTGGTCAACAACCAAGCGCACTCCGATGCCTTTCAGGCTCGCTGGCGCAAACTGAAGTACTCGGACCCGGAGGCTGCGCTGGAAGACCTGACCAAGCTGGTCGATGAGCTAGAGGCCGGGGAACCGATCGTGGTCGAGACGGCTGACGGTGGAGCGGTCGACGCCCCCGCACCGGCCACGATTGAGCAGATCCGCGAACTGTTCCAGAAGGTGAAGACGCAAATCGGGCAGGCCAACGCCACCGAAGCCATGGACCGGCTGTTGGACAGCTTCTCGGTTCACGCCCTGGCCGACCTGCATCCGTCCATGTTCGCTGAGTTCTACGAGAACCTCGCGGCCATTGGGGATGAAGGGGTGGTGGAGCCGTGAGCATGCCGCGCCTGGCCCGCTGTCCCAAGTGCCGCAACGCGATGACCGGTCGCAACGGGGTCTGGTCATCGATCAAGTACAAGTCGCTGGAATGCCCTAACTGCCGCTTCCTCATTGAATCGACGAGCCGAGATGCGGCGGTCAAGGAATGGAACCAGGCGCAGCCTGGAGCGGAAGCCGTGAGCCACGCCACGGATACCAACGACGGAGACCGGGCGTTCCCTGGCCATCATTGGGCCGAGCCAGATCCGCTAACTGGCGGATCTAGGCAGAAGTGGGAAGAGGGGATGTCGCTGCGCGATTGGTTCGCGGGGCAAGTCGGCGGTAACTTGGCCAACCATTGGGCTGAGACCGGCCACACGTGGGGAGAGATCGCAGAAGCGGCCTACTCACTGGCCGATGCGATGCTGGTCGAGAGGGAGAAGACCAAGTGAGAGAAGACGCCAAAGTCGTATTTACGCTAGAGGCTATCCTCGGCATCTATGACCGATTGGGTCACGCCTTGGCCGCGTTCGAGATTCAAAAACGCATGACCGAGAACCTTGCCAGAGCAGTCGACAGACTTGCGAGCGACCTCGCCAAAATGGAGGAGCGCTGTGATGAAAAAGACAAGGCGATCAGGAAGTTAGCGAATAGGGCCATACGAGGCAGCCTCAAGAAGGAGGAGCCGAAGTGAGCCATTCCGCCGAGACCGTCCACGCTAACTCCCGCATATCCTTCGCGGCCCTGGATCTCGGCGCCCGGAAGGAGCTGGTGATCTCCGCCTACCTGCTGGCGGGAGTCCCGCTGACGGATCGCCAGGCGATGGAATGGCTCGGGCTGAACGATCCGAACTACGTACGGCCGAGGATCAGCGAGTGCCTGGATAGCGGCCTACTCATGGAAACCGGTTCAATCAAATGCCCGGAGACCGGCCGCAAGGTGCGAACCTGTGCGCCGACATCGCTGGCCAGGAAGGGTGTCCAATGACCCGCCTCTGCATCGCCCTCCTATTCCTCGCCGGCTGCGGCAGCGGTGGCCACGGGTCCAACCCCACAGCCACGCCCCCGCCGGCCGCTGCCTTCGCCGACGTCGCCGGCACCTACGCCGCGACGACTACCTTTGCGACCGGCCAGCCCTACGACGTCACTCCGGTCGGCACCGATTACACGGTCACCATCGCCGCGGATGGAACGGTCACCGTCAGTAACGGGGTATCGGCATCAGTCTTCCACCTTCACCGGATGTCCGATGGAACCTTCACCACGGACGGGAGATCGATCGCGGGCGGATTGACGGAGTTCGGCAGCGCACCGGCAAGCCTGACCGCCTGCACCCTGCGTGCGCTCAAGCTGTGGGCAGGGTTCACGGATCAGGGGACGCTGTACGGTTCGGAGAATCTGATCCTCGTGCGCCAGGTGAGCGGATGAGCAGCAAAGGAACCGTGCGTAAGGCGTATCTCCAAGAGAATGCAGCAACCATCTGCCAAGAGTGCGGACGCTCGTTCCGTATGCTGGGGCGGCACTTACCTGTGGCTCACGGCATGTCAGCCAGAGATTACAAACTCAAGTATGGCCTGCCGCTTACTTGCGGCCTCGTCTGTTCGGAAACTTTCGACGCGCTGTCCCGGTCGAAACAGCAGCTATGGAAGGAGCGCCCCGATTTACAGACGACTATGATTCTCGCGAATCCACCTGGAACTAGGGATTATGGACGAACGGGCAGAAAGTCCGAGGGGCTGCTCGCGGATATTCTGCGCGTAAGGAATACGGCGTATCATCAGATGTGCCGAGACAAAGCCGCCGCCCTATGGAATGGCCGAAAAGAAAGATTCATAGAACTATGGAAATCCGGCATCTCACTTAGGGAGATGGGCAAGGAGTTCAATTGCAGGCCAAGCACCATTCGCAACCACATGATCAAATGGGGATTGCCGCGGAGGCGTATGACATTTGTTTTAGACAAGCCGGTCAACGGATGATGGCGCGCGGGCCGTCGGCCGTCGTGCTCGCCAGGCTGCGCGGCCGAAAGAACAAGATCATCGGCGACCACGCCGAAAAGGTCGTGGCCTACCACCTGCACCGGATAGGACTTCTGGCCATCGTCCGACTGGAAACCGGCTGGAGAGTCCAGCGCGCAGGAGGCAAGATCATCGGCGCCACCCCCCTGGCCAAGGTCTCCGGGGACTTCCGGGCCGTGGTCCCCGGGGGACGTAGCGTTCTCGTCGAGGTCAAGAGACGCGCGGGGGTCCTCCGCGTCTCGGACTTCCAACCGCATAGCCGCGAAGCCCTGGCGGCCCACGCTGAGGCGGGTGGGTTATCCCTGGTGGCTTGGGTCAACGACACGCACGAAGTGGTGGTCTTCTGCTGGGGCGCGCTCGCGCTGGCCAAGAGCCTGGCATGGGATCTCGCCCAGGGCTGCCGGTGGTCTATGCCCCCAACCACAGCACCATCTGCCCCGGTACGTCCGCCCGATGGTGCGCCAGGTGATGGTGATGCGCGCAAAGCCATTCAACCGTGAAGGGGCGGCGGTCGAGGGCTCCCCGCTTGACCATGCGCGCGACCCACGCACGGGCTCGACGCTTCAGCATCAATGGCGCATGGCTGGTATGGACCTGGCGCATCGGTTGCACCATTCGAGCCTTGCGTGGCAAATCTAGGGACTTGGCAGGTATCCCGCACAGAAGCATAGTTGGTCTATGACGGCCAAGGTTCCGCCAGAGGATCGCAAGCCGCTCGGCTGTCCGAGTACCTACACAAAGGCGATTGCGGACGCTATTTGCGAACGGATCGCAGAAGGCCAATCAATGGCCTCCATCTGCAAACTTCCGGGGATGCCCCTCTACAAGACCATCATGCATTGGCGGCGCACCCAGCCGGACTTCGGAAAGATGGTAGACCAGGCCCGGGAAGATCAGGCCGATTCTCTTGCGGAGATGGTGCTCGATGTAGTCGAAGAAGAGGCGAGGGAAGATGAGCTTGGCAAGGTAGATGCGGGCATGGTCGCGCACAACCGGCTCAAGGTCGACGTCTACAAATGGCGAGCGTCGAAGCTGAAGCCAAGGGTGTACGGCGACAAGATCCAGCAGGAACACACGGGCGCGAACGGCGGCGCGATCTTCATCCATACCGGTGTTCCGGAGCCAGAACCGAAACCGAAGGACCAGTGAGCGTCGTATCGCTCGACTACGTTCCGCGGGCCTGGCAGCGCGAGGTTCATCTCGGCCTCGCCGCGAAACGCTGGGGCGCGCTCGTCAGCCATCGCCGCTCGGGCAAGACGGTCCTGGCGGTGATGCAGCTGATCGATCGCGCCACGCGCCTGCAGCGATCGGACGGGCGCTACGCCTACATCGCCCCGCAGTTGAAGCAGGCGAAGGCCATTGCCTGGTCCTACATCAAGCAGTACGCCACCAAGATTCCCGGCACGCTGGTCAGCGAAGGAGAGTTGCATGTTACCCTCCCCAACGGATCACAGCTCCGCGTCCACGGAGCCGACAATCCAGACTCCTTACGGGGCATATACCTCGACGGGGTCGTTCTGGACGAAGTGTCGAACCTCTCCAAGGACCTCTGGGATTCGGTCCTGCGACCAGCCTTGGCGGATCGTCGTGGATGGGCACTTCTCATGGGAACACCGGCTGGCGTGAACCTGCTGAGCGAGGTTTACTTCAACGCGCGCAGCAATTCGGAGTGGTACAGCGGGCTGTTTACGGTCGATCAGACGGATGCCCTGGCTCGGGACGAGGTCGACTCGCTCAAGCGCGAGATGACCGTCAACGCCTTCGAGCGTGAGTTCCTCTGCAACTTCTCCGCGGCCGTGGACAACGTGCTGCTTTCGGTCAACGAGGTGGAGGCAGCCACCAAGCGCAACCCCCGTGGCGATGACTACGCGCTGGCGCCCAAGATCATCGGCGTCGACGTGGCCAGGCAGGGTGATGATCGATCGGTGATCTTCCGTCGCCAAGGCATCGCCTCGTACATCCCGCAAGTCTTCCGCGGCGTGGGGTCGATGGAGCTGGCGGCCCATGTGGCGTGCGCCATCACGGAATGGGAACCGGATGCCGTCTTCATCGATGGCTCGGGCGGTTACGGAGCGGGAGTTATTGACAGGTTACGACAGTTGCGCCATCGCTGCACGGAGGTGCAGTTCGGGGGCAGGGCGGACGATCCCCGCTTCGCCAACAAGCGGGCGGAGATGCATTTCCGCATGGCGGAATGGGTGAAGGGATCCGGCTCCATCCCGAACGACAACGAGTTGAAACAGGATCTATGCGCGCCCACCTACGGCCACGACGCGCAAGGACGGCTCATCATCGAGCCCAAAGACAAGATCAAGGCGCGTGGCCTTCCGAGCCCTGACCTCGGGGACGCGCTCGCCTGCACCTTCGCGTATCTCGTGGCGTCTCGTTCCGCCGACCCGCGTCCCGACGTCGCCCGCAAGCCCTACGACCCGCTCGCCAGCGTTCGGCGCCGATAGCTCAAGCGGCCTCGTACGTCAGGGTGAACAGGATGCCCGGTGCCGTGCCAACGTCCGCATTGGCCAGGTTCGCTGGCGACCCCGTGGTTCCCGACGTGTTCTTGTAGAGCACGAGCTTTGCCGTGTTCGGCGTGATCGCCGCACCCAGGAAGCCGACGAACACAAAGTTTTCAGCCTGCGAGATCGCGGCGCTCGAAAAGGCGTTGGCGTTGTTGGCGGCCGTGAACGGCAACCCGCCGATCTGGATGTTGCCAGCCATCGCGTTCCCGCCGGTGCCCTTGGCGCTGGAATGCAGTCGGCCCCAGACGGTGACGAGCTTCCCTCGCCGGATGTAGCGGCCCACCTGGATATCGTAGACGTTGACGCCGGCCGTGGTCGACCCCTCCAGGACCGGCGTCCAGGCCACGCTCGTGCGGTCCCAATCGTCCAGCGCCATGGCGCCAGAGCCGGTCGCCACGGGGATGGTGGACGCCGCGAGGGTGAGCCCGGCCAGCGCTGAGAGATTGACCACGCTGCTGAGCGCCCCGAGCGTGTCGAGCTTGGCGGACCACGCCTCGACATCCGTCCCGATCACGGAGCCGATGGCGCTCCGGGCCGCGGCGGTGCTGGCGGCGGTAGCGACTGCATCGCCCACGGTGGTCAACCCGAGCCCGGTCGTCCGCATCAGGGCCTGCGTCGTCTGAGCGACCAGCGTCCGAGCGACGGCGGTGAACCCCGTGGACGAGAAGGTCGACCCGCCGCTGAAGTACGGGATGAGGTCCGCGCCAGACGAGACGCCCGACAGCGATTGGAGCGTGGCGTGGTAGGCTTGGACGTCCGTCCCGATCACGAGACTCAGCAGTGTGCGAACCTGGGAATCCGATAGCGCCAGCGGCGTCGATGCCCCGGCGGTGTTGTTGCCCAAGAGGGTCGCGTTGCCGATCTGCGCCAGTTGCGTCAGGGCGATGGCGGCGGTGCTGGCAATCTGCGTGGCGGTGATGTTGGCCAGGCGAGCCAGCGGCAGCGTTCCGGACCCCAGGTCGGATGCGCTGCCCGAGGTCGCCACCGTGGCCAGGCCACTGACCGCACCGGCGGCAATGGCAATCGGAGTCGAAGCGGCTGCCGTCAGCCTGCCCTTGGCATCAACCGTCAGGGCGGACACGTGCGAGGCGTCCCCATAGCTACCGGCGGACACCGCCGTGGTCGCCAGCGTCGGGTCGGGATAGGTGCCGGTGAGATCGCCTCCCGCGGCGCCCGTCGGGGCCGCGCCGGTGATGGTCACATTGCTCGCGGACGTCACCCGACCTTGCTGATCGATCGTGACCGCAGCGACGTGGGTGCCGTCGCCATAGCTCGCCGGGGTGACGGCGGTATCCGCCAGGGTGATCGTGGGATCACCGGACACCCCGTCGCCATTGCTGATGGCGATGCCGGTTCCCTGCGTCAACGAACGCTTGGCGAAGGTGTCCGGCGCGGTCTCGACCACCAGTCCAGCGGTCGCGTCCATCGCGGCCAGCGCCGTCAACGTGGCGTCGAGCGGCTGCTTGGTTGCCAACCCGGCGACGATCTCGGCTTCCAGGGCCGCAATCGCATCGTCGGACAGAAGCCCCAGGCTCGTGATCGCGGCTTGCAGGAGCTGCGCCCGGTAGGCCGTGGACGCGAACTGGGGGGTCGACATGGGGATATCCTGGGTTGTTAGCGCCCGTAAATCTTGATCAGAGCCGCCGTCGTCATGCCGATGTAGCGCTTCGCCGTCACGCACGCGAAAAAGACCGGCATGTTGTTCAGCGTGTTGCCGCCGATGGTCGTCCGGAGGATCGACGTGTCCGTGCTGTCATAGACCGACACCGGGCTGGGAGAGGCCTGCTCGGGGTTGAACATCTGTTTGAGGTCCGAGTCATACTCGGGAAAATTGGTGTTCGCCGTGGTGGTGATGGTCGTCACCGTCGTCGAGCTGGTGAACACGAAGAGCTTCGCGGCCGAACCCTGCGTGCTCAAGTAGACATGCCCGGTGGAGTAGTTGATCCCAGGACCGGGTGTTCCTGATGTTTGATTGGTGATCGTCGCGCCGAAGTCGTGGACCAACCCGCCATTGGTCGTCCATGTCGCTGGATCGATCACCTGCATCATGTGGTTCGCGGTCGCGCTCGCCGCGTAGACGTACCCGTCGGTCGGGTTGAACGCGATGCCGGTCGAGGCCCCCATGTTGGTTTGCCACGTCGTCGACGAGAAACCGGACTTCGTGCAAGCACCCGTCGATGGGACGACGTAGGCCAGCTCCAGGTTGCAGCCGAGGTACACACGATCGGTGGCGGGGTCGACGCTGTACGAGCTGCACACGAGCGGCGAGATCGTCGGCGCATTGGTCATCGTGACCTGTGATGCGACCGTATTGTTCGAGCAATCGATAAGCTGGTATTTCTTCGATCCCTGGAGAACGAATATTTTGTTGGAGACCGGTAGGTACGCCATCGATACGGCGTTCGCCGCGAGCGTGATCGTTGTCACATTCGACGGCGTTCCCGATGGGTCGACCACGTACACGCTAGAGCTGTTGCTAATGTACGCGAACCCGTTCACCGGGCTGTACGCATAGATGATGTCGTGAACGCCCGGCAGCGTCAGTGATCCGATAAATGATCCGATGAAGCCAGCGGGAGGCGGCTTGGCGTTCACCGGGAAGGGGATGGCGAACACGATCAGGTCCCCGTGTCCCCGGCCAGGACCCAGACGGCCGCCGATCCTGCGTTGGACTCACAGATCAGGGTGCAGACGGCGTACTGGCCGGCGCTCTTGGTCTGGCTCTGACGATTGCGCAGGGTGCCGCCAGCGGCGGCGGTGAAGGTGATCTGACCGGCGCCCTTCTGGTAGACCGTGACCGAGTAGCCAACATCGGCCGTCGCATGCAGCGTCAGCGTGATCGCGCTGGCATTCGACATGGTCAGCACCGTGCCGCGCTCGGTCGCGCTGAGCGTCCGCGCCGTGCTCGTGTCAGCGATCACCACGGCCAGGAAGTTGCTGAAGGTGTTGGCCTTCCAGTCCGCCAACTCGGCCGCGGCTTGGGTCTGGGTGATGGCGGTCGGCGCGGCGGATGCGCCGGTGGCATTGGCCACGAACGTGTGCGCGGCCTGAGTCGCCAGACCCGTGAGTGGCACCGCATCGGTCAGGGTCGATCCCGCCGCCGGAACCGTGATGTTGGCCGTCCCGTTGAAGCTGACGCCATTGATGTTCCGTGCCGTCTGGAGGGCCGTCGCCGTGGCCGCATTGCCCGTGGTCGAGCCCGAGGAGCCGCTCACTGAACCGGTAGCCACGCCGATGTTGGGGGTGGTCAGGACTGGCGATGTCGCGCGGACCAAGCCGCCGGTGCCGGTCGTAGACGCGCCGCCCAGGTTGTTAGCAGCCGTGGCCGCGTTCTGGAGATCGGACAGGTTGCTCGCAGCCTGAAGCGCACCGGTGATCCGGGAATCGTTGCCCTGGGCCGCTGTCCCTGAGCCCGTGCCGTAGTTGACCGAGAAGACCGTCCCCGTCAGCGTCAGGCCCGTACCGGCCGAGTAGCTGCCTGCCTGGCTGAACTGGACCCAGGTCATGGCGGTCACGTCGATGGTACCGCTGACCGGCGAGGTATTCGCCCAGCCCGAGGCGGACTGCAACGTGCCGCTCTGGATGAAGATGAACGAGCCGGGGACTTCGGCCCACACGTCCATGTCGGTGGCGCGCGTCCAGGCACCGGCGCCGGTGTCGTAGACGCCATTCTGTGCCGGCAGCGTCTGATCCTTCACCAGGACGCGGGATGCGCTGGTCAGGACGCCGTCGATGGTCTGCTCGCCGGTGAGCACCAAGTTCCCGGTGGATGCCACGAGGGCCGGCGTGTGGGGCGTCAGGCCAACGGCCACGCTGTCCGCGTACGCCTTGGTCGCGATGTCCTGGGGCGAGACCGGATCCGAGACCTGCGCGCGTCCATTGGTATCGCGCTGGATGATCGCGAATGCCGTATTGGTTGCCGAGGCGTCGTCCAGGATCTGCTTATCCGCCCCCGACATCAGGCCGCTATTGCCGCTCGCGACCGCATCGGCGATCGTGTCGCCACCGCTGGTAATGTGCGTGGCCGCATGGGCGCTCGGGGGAATGGTGATGTTCGCGGAACCGTTGAACGAGACGCCGTTGATGGTGCGCGGCGTGGTCAGGGTATTCGCCGACCCGGCCGTGGTGGCGCTGCCGGCGGTGGTAGCGGATCCCGCGGTGGTAGCGGATCCTGCCGTGGTCGCGCTCGTCGCCGTGGTCGCGCTGGTCGCCGTGGCCGCGTTCCCACTGATGTTCCCGGTATCCCGAAGCTCGATCAGGTTGGCATCAGAGACCGAGATGTTCGGATTCGCCCCGCCCGACGATGACAGCCCGCCATTGGCGGTGACCGAGTTGACGACGCCGGCTCCGGCTTCGACCGTGGCCCAGGTGGGACTGTCGATCGTGCCCCGGTTGATGAAGAGCGCAGCCCCGGTGAAGTTGTGGTAGAGCGACGAGGGGGCGGCGAATCCGGCGCCGGTGACGCCATCGACCGGATCGCCATCGCCCGACATCAGGAAGACGCCATTGGCGAGTTCCAGGAACTGCGTCACCAGACCCTGGCTGGTGGCTTCCGCAACCGTGTCTCCCTGCGGGTTGGTCGCGACCACGGCAATCACCGGGTCGACCAGATCGGTTAGGGTGACCGTGGCCGTACCCGAGGTGTAATCGGTGCAGTTCCAGCGATAGGTGCCCTGGGGCCGGATGATGGCCACGGCCAGGATATCGGTGGTCGTGAGGACCGTTTCCCAGGTCTGCCCACCGTTGACCGTTCGCTGAAGCACCAGCGTTGCCACGAATGTACCGGTCACGCTGTAGGACCCGGTCTGCGGCACGGCATTGAACGGCGCCAAGTACAGCGCGGGCGACGTGCCGGTTGCGGTAAAGTCGAAGCTGATGTCAGTCATAGCCGATGGTGTACGCCGATCGCTCTTCCGCAGCAAGGGGAGCCGGTGCTCTTATCGTTACATTTGAAACATGCGTACGTGTGATCGTTATCTCGGTATCGCATGCTGGTCTTGCATGAACAAAGCGCCGGACGTAGGTTCCCGTCTACGGAGCGCGCATGCCAACGACTCTTCCTGATCTCAGACTGTGCGATGGACAAACCGCGACCGGCGCCGGCCTCGGCGTGGTGGGTTTCGGCGAAAGCCTCCGCTATGCGGATGGCGTCGGCCTGAATCAGAATCGCTATCCGCACAAGTTCGAGGTGCATGCCGCGCTGAAGGATTCCACGACCGGAGCCACCGCGACCCTGACGATCGAAGACTCGCCGGATGGGTCCACCTGGACCGCCCTGGGAACCATGACCCTGTCGCTGGTGTCGGGCTCGCAGCTCTTCTTCAGCCGCAAGGGCTTCTCGACCAAGAAGATCTGGATCCGAGGGAATGTGACCGCCCTGGCGGGTGGATCGGCGCCGAAGGTCGATGCCTATGCCACGGTTGGTTCGTGGGGCGCGTGAAGGAGCAGGCTCATGCTTGCGTCTACTGCGGTTGCGTTCGCCGTCGAGAAGCTGAGCGACTCCCTGTGGGATGAACTCCAGCCGCTGCTGGAAGCGCATTGGCATGAAGTGGCGCACTACGAGGACATTCCCCTAGAGCCCCACAAAGACCTGTATCGGTTCATGGACGAGAAGGGGACGATCCGCATTTACACCGCGCGCACCCAGGCGCCTTCGCCTGATCGGGGACGGCTGATCGGTTACCTCGCCGTCTTTGTGGCGCCGTGTCTCCATTACGCATCGAAGATCATGGCCACCCAGGACGTCCTTTTCGTGGACGTGACCCATCGCGGATCGCGCACCGGTGTGGACCTGATCCGCTTCTCCCACGAGCGACTGCGGGAGGAAGGCGTGTCGATCATCTCTCAGCACGTCAAACATCGGTCGGACATCAACATCGGTCCCATGTTGGGGCGGCTGCTTGGATATGAACATGTCGACGACATCTGGGCGTTCCGCCTCGACAAGGAGGGCTGAAGCATGCCATACGTCGGAGCCGTCGCCGCGGTCGCTTCTGCTGGCGCTGGTATCTATGCCGCCTCCCAAGCGGGCAAAGGCATCCCCAGCGCTCCCAAGGCGCCGGTGCTTCCGCGTCTGCCCGACACCAAGTCGGTGGCATCGAATGCGGCCCAGGCCGATGCGCGGGCGCGCAGCGCGGGCGGAACGATCCTGTCGGATCAGTCCAAGAATCAGCAGATCGGCGACGGCGCCAATGCGGTGCGGAAGACGCTGCTCGGAAACTAAGTGGCACTCCGCCGGATTAACTGGATCGGACGGAGGTTCGACCGATTGGTCGTAGAATCTCTGTTTTCAGAAATCGCCGGCAAGCGCATGTGGTTCTGTCGCTGTGACTGCGGCGGTAATCGCATTCTGCCAACGTCTAAGCTGCGTCTCGACAAGAGGTGCAAATCTATTGGCTGCACCGGCTGCCGCATGGCGCGCATAGCGAAGGGCAGCATAAAGCACGGAGGATGTCCAAATGGTAAGGCGTCCAAGCTCTGGAATGTCTGGTATTCGATGATCAATCGATGCCGCAATCCGAAGAATCAGGGATTCAAGTACTACGGAGGCAAGGGCATCACCGTCTGCGAACAATGGAATGACTTCTCCGTATTCCGTGAATGGATGTCAGCGAACGGCTATCAGCCCGGATTGAGCATCGATCGACGCGATACGTCACTCGGCTATCAGCCAGACAACTGTCATCTGATCCCTACTGCCGAGAACTGCGCGAATGGCATCAAGGTTGCCAATGAGAACAGGCGCCAGCTTCGTGATGCGAGATTGGCGATAGCATGAGCGATAGACCTCGCCCGGCCATAGATCCTAACAATGGCATAGAGCTTAGAATATTTTACGAGTCGCTGCGCGCGAACCTCGTCAGCGCCCGCTCAACCTGGGATCCTCAGTGGCGCGAGTTGCAGGCCTTCTTCTCCCCCCGCTCGGCCTTCTGGAGCTACGACGACGCGAACAAGGGCCAGCGCAAAGATTACGCGATCATCAATGAAACGGGCTTGCTGGGCGTGCGCGTGCTGCGCGCGGGCATGCTCACGGGACTGTCCAATCAGACGAGCCCGTGGTTCCGTCTCGGCGCTGACATCCCCGAGATCGACGATCAAACCGATGTGCGCGTCTGGTTCGAGGAAGTCGAGCGCCGGGTACGCGAAGTCTTTTTGAAGTCCAACACCTACCAGACGCTGCTGACGTCGTACGGCGAAGAAGGTCTGTACGGCACCACGGCGTTCCTGGTGCTGGAAGACGATGCGACCGTCATCCGTTGCCATCCCTACCCGATCGGCTCGTTCTATCTGATGATGGACGACACGCTGCGGGTCGATGGCTGCATGCGGATCCTGACCATGACCGTGCGGCAGATGGTCGAGCGGTTCGGGTACGACAACGTGTCCGAGTCGATGCAGGTGCTGTACGACTCCAACGCGGGCGGGATGAAAGAGACCTCCTACCCGGTGGTCAGCGTCATCCATAAGGGGTCCTACTTCGGCTCGCCCAAGGAAGGCGGGATGAAACCGCCCATGCCGTGGGTGTCGACCTGGTACGAGCTATCCTCGTGGAACAGTCAGAAGGGCATCCTCCGCAAGTCGGGATTCATGGAGAGCCCCCTGATCGCCGGCCGCTGGTCGGTCGTCGGGGAGAACGTCTACGGTGAATCGCCCGCCATGGATTGCCTCGGGTCGACCATGTCGCTTCAGGCCTGGGAAGAGCGCCTGGCGCAGGCTGCTGAAAAGCAGTTCAACCCGCCGATGGTGGCATCGTCGTCCATCGATCCGCGGAAGCTGACCACGCTGCCCGGGGACATCTCGTTTGTCGATGATGACAAAGCGGTCTTCCGCTCGGCCTACGATGTCCAGTTCCGCCTAGAGGGTGGCCTTCAGCAGATCCAGCGCATCGAGGGTCGCATCAACGATGCGATGTATCGGTCGCTGTTTCAGATGTTCAGCGAGTCGGATCGCCGCGAGATCACCGCGGAAGAGATCCGCGCACGCATGCAAGAGAAGATGCAGGTGCTTGGACCCGTGGTCGAGCGCAACGTGGAAGAGATCCTGGCGCCGCTCGTGCGCCGCACGATCTCGATCATGCAGCGCAAGAACCTCCTGCCGCCCATGCCCAAGGCGATGCAGGGTCGACTGGTCAAGATCGAGTTCGTGTCGATCCTGGCCAAGGCGGCGAAGATCGGCCGGCTCAACTCCATCTCGCAGTTCATGACCTTCGTCGGCAGCGAAGCCGCGGTGAATCAGGGCGTCTTCGATCTCGTGGACCTCGACGACCTCACCCGTCAGTTCGCCAAGGATTCCGACCTTCCGCCGACGTCGCTGCGCTCGGAAGAGGCCGTGGCACAGATCCGCGCTGATCGGGATCAGCAGCAGAAGCAGGCGCAGGCGGCCGACAACGCGCAGAAGCTGGCAGCAGCGGCTGGCAATCTCGCCAATGCCAAGACCGGAACCGGGTCACTCCTGGATCAGGCGCTCCCCGCGTTGGCCAACGGCGGGTGATCCGTGGCGCTGGATCCGATCAATCGTCCGCTGCCCGCGGAGGACACGATCTTTCGGGACGACCCCAAGGGATTGTCGCCGGAAGTGGCGCAGGCGCAGAAGCGCCGGATCGAAGCGTACGAGCAGCAGCGGCAGATGGAGGCGGCGCAGTTCGCGGAAGTGCTTGCCGGTGTTTCGGGCCAAGCCGTCATCATGCGATTCCTTGCGTTCTGCGCGCCCTATCAGGCAATCAATATGGGCGAGCATGCGCAGGCCGCGGTCGCGGAAGGCAAGCGCCGCGCTGCGCTCTGGTTCATCGAACAAATGCAGCGCGTCGATCCAGAAATGTATCCGCGCTTGTTGATGGCACATGCGAAACGTGTGCGCGCATTGAATGAATCCAGCGAAGCGCCGGCATGAATCCACCGATGCCGAAACCGCATCCGTGCCTTTGACATCGATTTGTTCTTCGCATACATTCCGACCTGAGCCATGACCACCGCCACCGAAGCACCGATCGAGACGAAAGCGGCTCCTGCCGTTTCCGCGTCGGCGACTCCTGCGGCGCCCGTGACTCAGCCGGCCGGGGTCGCGGCCACCACAGCAGCGGCTGCGGCTGGACCATCCACCGCGGTCGACGCCAAGGCTGCGGCCCCGGCGGCGCCCGAGCGGCTGCTCGCCGATAAGCCGGTCGATCCCAAGGCTGCCGAAACCGTCAAGGTGGAGGCGATCAAGCCGGCCGACATCACGCTCAAGGCGCCCGAAGGCGTCGAGATCGTCGATGCGGATCTGCGCTCGATCGAAGCCTTCGCGAAAGAAAATGGCCTCTCACAGGCGCAGGCCGAAAAGATCCTGGCACGTGATCTGGAAGGGCGCACCGCCCTGAAGACCAGCCGCGAGGCTGAGATCACCAAGGCGTCCGACACCTGGCTGGAACAGACCAAGGCGCTCCCCGAGTTTGCCGGCGACAAGCTGGGACCCGCGGTCGAGAACGCTAAGCGGGCGATGGTCGACATCTACACGCCCGAAGAACGCAAGCTCATCGCTGAATCGGCGTTCGCCAATCATCCGCTACTCCTGAAGGCGCTTGCCCGTCACGGCGCATCGCTTCCCAAGGAAGACACGATCCATGCCGGCGCCGCGAAAGCGGAAGCCGCGAGGACCGGGCCGCAGATCCTGTATCCGATGTACTACAAGGCGTAGCTACAAGCCTCCTTCCCGTTCACCGTCAGCCGGCCACCGCCGGTCCCAATTTCCCGGCTAATACCGGGCAGGGGAGTTTCTCATGGCCGCTACTGTCGCTTCCGCTGTTTGGGATCTGGTTGGCTGGGCCAAGCAGCGCGACCCGGACGGCTCCATGGCGCAGATCGCTCAACTGCTTTCGCAGTCGAACGAGATGGTGTCCGACATCGTCTGGCAGATGGCCAATCAGCCGACGAGCCATCGGATCACCCAGCAGATCGCGCTCCCGGTCACCTACACCCGGCAGTACAACCAGCCGGTGCAGGTCAGCCGCGGCCAGTCGGCGCAGTTCGACGAAACCATGTCGATCCTGGAAACCTGGCAGGAGCTTGACCATAAGCTGCTGAACCTGTGGGACGACAAAGGCCAGTTCCTGTTCCAGAACTCGATGGGATACTTCGAGTCGATCACCCAGAAGTGGTCTAATCTGTTCTGGTACGGCGACCCCTCGACCGATGAAACCCAGTACCTCGGCCTCGCGCCGCGCTACGGCACCACCAGCTCGTCCACCGCTGCGAATGCGCAGAACGTGATCGATGGCGGCGGCCAGGGGTCCGACAACACCTCCATGTGGCTGCTGACGTACAGCCCGCGTGCGCTCTACGGGATCTTCCCCAAGGGCTCGCCGGCTGGCATCGAACACAAGGTCAACCCGGATGCCGTCATCCAGGGCACCACGGGCATGGGCGGCACCCGACTCGCCGCGCATCAGGAATACTGGTGCTGGAACGCTGGCCTCGCGCTGCATGACTGGCGCTGGTGCGCTCGGCTGTGCAACATCGACGTCAGCGACCTGCGTGCGCAGGCTGGCGCGACCGATCTGTCCGAAGGCATGATCGACCTCGTGAACCGCATGCCCTCGCTGGCCATGCCGCCGGTGACGACCACGGTCCCGGGCGCCTCGTTCGCCATCCCGGGCAAGCAGGTGTTTGTCTGCAACCGTACGGTGCGCAGCGCGCTCCAGAAGCAGATGCTGAACAAGACCAACAACCAGCTCACGATGGAAGACTGGTACGGCCAGAAGGTCATGAGCTTCATGGGCATTCCGATCCGCAACTCGGATCAGATCGCGAACAACGAGGCCCGGGTGGTCTGAGGACGCCCATTCACCACCCTAGCATCCGGAGCCATTCATGCCCCTTCTCGATCTCGGCAACCAGCTCATGTCGGCGTATGCGCCGACCACGGTCGCCACGCACTTCCAGAACTACCTCGACCTGCTGGCCAAGACCGAATATGCGGCCGGCAATCCGGTCGACTGCATCGTCGAAGTCGCAGCCGCGGCGACCTCGGGCGGTTCGGCGACCGTGCAGTTCCAGCTCATCGGCAACGCGACGGACCCGACCTTCGCCTCGGGGAACAAGATCCTCGCGGACTCGGGCGCCATCGCGGTGGCGGGCCTGGTGGCCGGCTATCAGATCCGCATGACCGCCAAGCGGCAGGACATGGTCAGCCTCCAGCCGACCAGCACCTTCGTGCAGTACGTGACGATCCTCGTCACCATCGGCACCGCGGCGCTGACCGCTGGCACGTTCAACGGCTGGGTCGCCCCGTCGGAGAGCCCGCAGGACAACCTGTCCTATCCGGCCGGCTACTCGGTCTGATCGGGAGGCTGAATGTCCAAGGGACACAGCAAGCCCGCGGCGGCGATTGCCGATCCGGCTGTCCCGGTCGTTGAGGTCCCGTTCATGGTCAAGGCGACCATGGGCGGGACCTATCCCGACCCCGGCATGACGCGTGCCCGCTGGCGCAATGTCGGGGACGTCTTCGAGGTGAAGTGCCAACGGGACTTCTCGCATCGCTGGATGCAGCGCCTGTCCGCTGACGAGATCGCGACCAGTCCACTGGAGAACCGGCAGATTCCGCAGACCACCGCCAAGGCGCGCAAACCAGCCCCCTTCCCGCCGATGGCCTGAACGACTGCCAGCGCGTAGGAGGCGCCATCCCGTCATGAGCGTCCCCAACGTCGTGTCCGAAACGTCGATCTGCAACATGGCGCTGGCCCGGATCGGGTCGACGCAGTCGATCACGAGCCTGGCGGATCGGTCGAACGAAGCGCGGCAATGCGCCATCTGGTATCCGCAGGATCGCGACGTGCTCCTGTGCGATTTCCCGTTCCCGTGGTCCGAATCGTATTTCAACCTCGACCAGGTCGCTGGCCCGGAGATCAACGGTCAGGTCGCCAACGCCCAATGGTCGCGGACCTACCGCTACCCGTCCGACTGCCTGAAGGTGCGCCGGCTGGTCGCCACGCCGCAGCCGCTCACGGCGACCATCCCGCAGACGACCGCTCCCACGAGCAACGCGGCCTGGGGCAACCAGCCCTGGAAGCGCGCGGTCGGCAATCCCTACCCGATCTCCTACGCGGTCGGACATGACGCCACCGGTCGCCTGATCATGACCGATTCCGTCGGCACCGGCTTCGGCGTGACGTGCGTGTACACCGCCGCCGTGGAAGATCCGACGCAGTTCTCGGCCGACTTTGTCGATGCCCTCGCCTGGCGTCTGGCCGCTGATCTCGCCATGGGTTTGGCGTTCTCGGACGCCAAGCGCAACTGGGCGCACCAGGAGTACGAGAAGCACGCCAGGACCGTGCGCGCGACCACGATGAACGAGCAGCAGAGCGACATCCCGCTGATCAGGACGCAGAGCGAGATGATCAACGCTCGGTGGCGGTACTGATGGTCTCGGCGAACCTCAAGCAGGCGTCGTTTGGCGGCGGCATCATCTCGCCCCAGACGCTGGGACGGACGGATCAGCAGAAGTACGCGGTCGGTCTGCGCGAATGCGTCAACGCCTGGGTGACACGATACGGCACCATCGAGAACCGTGCCGGGACGGTGTTCGTCGGAGCGGTGAAGGATTCCAGCCGGCGCGTGCGCTTGGTGCCGTTCGTCTTCTCGTCGTCGATCTCGTACCTGCTGGAGTTTGGCCTCGACTACATCCGCCCGTACCGCAACGGCGCCCGGATCAGCGTCGTCGGCGCCGCGGCGTGGAGCAACGTCACCGCCTATGTCCAGGGCGATCTGGTCACCTATGGCGGGCAGGTCTATCGCGCGCTGCTCGCCAATACCGGGTTCCAGCCCAACCTGTTCCCGGCCGATTGGAACCTCCAGGTCGGCGGATTGTTGGAGATCGTGACCGACATTCCCCAGGCCGCGCTCCCGGTTCTCCAGTACGTCCAGCAATCGGACGTGATGACGATCACGGCGCAGCTTTTCCAGCCGCGCCAACTGCTCCGCTTCGGCGACACCGTCTGGCAGTTCGTCACCTTCACGCCGACCTCCGGGATCGCTCCGCCGCTCGGCGTATCGGTCACCGCTGGTTTCCCAGCGACCACGATCAACGCGCCGACAGGTCTCCTGGCCGTGGGCGGACTGGCCGGCGGGACCACGCGGTACAACGTCACGGCGTACGCGCACAGCCCGGGTCGGGAGAGCGTGATCGCCGACTTTATCCTGGTCGGGTTCCACCCGGATCCGGGAACCCCCGTCGTCCTGACGTGGAACGTGGTCGCCGGTGCCGCCGGCTATGCGGTCTATCGATCGGATAACCTGCCCGGCGATGTCTGCGGCATCATCGCCGTGACCGATGCGCTGACCTACAGCGACGATCTCTCGACGGCGGACATCAACGGCGCTGGACCGATCAAGAATCGCCCCTCCGGATCGGGTGGCGGCAAGGTCTTCACTTACGTCGTGACGTCGATCTCCGACAGCACCGGCGAGGAGAGCCTGCCCTCCAACCCCGGATCGGCCGTCGGATCGACCCCGTCTACGGCGAACCCCAACGTGATCACCTGGAACACGGTGGCCGGCGCGTCGTCGTATCGCATCTATCGATCGAACAATGGCGTGTACGGATTCGTCGGCACGAGCTTCACGCTGTCGTTCAACGACGACAACATCATCCCCGACACCAGCATCCAGCCCCCGACTGAGCTGCCGCTGTTCCAGACGCCGCAGGATTACCCGGCGATCTGCGGCTACTACCAGCAGCGGCTCATGTTCGCGAACACGATCAACCAGCCGCAAACGGTGTGGATGTCCCGCGTCGGCGTGTACCAGTCCTTCAGCGAATCGACGCCGGTCGTGGATGACGATGCGATCCAGTTCACCATCGCCGGCAAGCAGGTGCAGGAGGTGCGTGCGCTGGTCGATCTGGGGAAGCTGATCATCCACACCTCGAACGCGGAATACATCTGCACCGGCAACCAGGCCGGGACCATGACTCCCGGCGCCATCGGCCTGACCGCCAACGGATCGGCCGGCGCCGCGCTCCTGGCGCCCGTGATCATCGGCAACACCGATCTGTTCATTCAGCAGAGCGCGACCCGCATCCTCGACCTGCGCTACGACGTCAAGACGTTCAGCTATGGCGGCAAGGATCTCACCAAGTTCGCCACCGATCTCTTCGCGGGTCGGACGATCACCGACATGTCCTGGCAGAAGCTGCCCCACTCCATCGTCTGGTGCATCCTCGACAACGGCACCATGGCGGCGTTGACCTACGTCGGCGAAGACGAGACGTGGGCCTGGCATGAGCACACGACGTTCGACGCCACCTTCGAGAACGTCGCCGTCATCGCCGAGGGAACGCAAGACATCGTCTATGTCGTGGCCCGGCGCCTGGTGAACGGGAGCGAGGAACGCTACATCGAGCGACTCGCCTCGCGCGCGTGCCTCGACACGGTCATGTTGACGGACTCGGTCTTCGTCGATTCCTCGCTGACCTTCGACGGTCGCAATCAGGGGTCCACGACCATGACGGCGACGACCGGCGCCGGCTGGACGACGCAGGACGTGATCACCCTGACCGCCTCCGTCTCGACCTTCGTGTCGGGCGACCTGGGGAACGCGGTGATCCTCCAACAGGTGGACGCGTCGAGCGGTCTCGTCACCGCGCAGACGACCTTCGCCATCGTCGGGTACGTGTCGTCCACCGTGGTGATGGGCGTGCCGCAACGCGACGTCCCTACCTGGGCGCAGGCGACCCCGCTGACGAGCTGGGGCAAGGCGGTGAAGACCTTCTCTGGCATCGATCACCTGGAAGGCCAGGCGCTCAGCATCCTGGCGGATGGTTCGGTCGAGGCCGATCCCTTGGACCCCGGCTATCCGATCATCACCGTCATCGGCGGAGCCTTCACGCTCGCCGACCCGGCCATGGTCGTCACGGCAGGCTTGCCGCTTCAGATGGATCTCCAGTCGCTCCCGGTGGAGAACGCCACGGGCGAGACGATCGCCAATCGTCGCATCACCGTGCGCCGCTGCACCCCGATCTTCCACAACTCGCGCGGCGGCCTCTTCGGTCAGGACTTCCAGCACCTCGACCAATGGAAGCAGGCGCCGACCGAGGCCGAGTCGTTCGGGTTCCCGGTTCCCGGCATCACGGGACCGTCATCGGTGCCGATCAATGGCACCCCGGAACTGACGGGCCAGGTCTGTATACGCCTCACCAACCCGGTACCGTTCGGCATCTCGGCGATCGTCATCACCGGTGAAATCATGGATGCGGCCTAGCTATGGCATCGATCTCTGACGAGGGGGAGCCGCTCGACATCCCCGACAACGTCACCAACGAAGGCGCGCCGCTCGGCTCCGCCGGGACTTCGGCCGGTTCCAACTACGGCGGCGCGGTCGCGACCGGCGTGGGTGGCTTGGCGACTGCCTACGCCACGTACGAGTCGGGACGGGCGCAGAAGCGGCTCGCGGCGTTCAATGCCCGCTACGCCAAGATGCAGTCGGAGCAGGCGCTCCAGGCCGGCGAGTTTGCCGCCAATCGGGTGGCGGAACACACGAGACAGGTCGAGGCCGCTGGTCGAGCGGCTGCGGCTGGTTCGGGGGTCGTCGCCGGTGCTGGCTCGCAGCGCTACATCGCGGCCTCCAACGAGGCGGCAGGCGCCATGGATCAACTGATGATCGACCTGAACGCCCGTCGCCAGGCCTACGGCTATCAGGTGAAGGCGCAGGCGGACACCATCGAGGGTCGCATGGCGGGATCAGCGGCCAACGTGACCGCGGCGCAGACGTTGCTCAACACCGGCTCCCGGCTCTGGATGCAGTCGGACCAGTCCCATTCGATCGAGTTTGCGTAAGCCATGCCCGACACGCCCCAAGAGGAAGCCCGGATCCAGCCCGACGTCAGCCCGAGCGCGGCGCTGCCCTTGGCGGCCACGCCCCAGGCGTTCGGCGCCGGCATTGGCGAAGGCGTGCAGCAGGTTGGCGACGTCGCCCACGAGCTGCACCTGAAGGCCCAGCGGATGGCGGATCGCTCAGCCATCCTGGACGCCGACAACCAGACCAACCAGTTCCAGTACCAGCGGCTGTACGACGCGCGGACGGGGCTGCTGCATCAGAACCCCGGGCGCAATGCGCCGGCCCTGGTCGACCAGACGCTCGCCGACTACGACAAGCACGTGTCCCAGGTCTCGGCGGGACTCGCCGACGATCGCCAGCGGCTGGCCTATCAGCGCATGGCGAACAATCGCCGGTACGAGATGGAGCGGACGCTCGGTCAGTTCGAGCATAACGAGACGACCCGGGACGCGGATGAGGTCGACCAAGCAGCCATCGCCGGGGCGACGACCAATGCCGTCACGGCGGCGGGATCGCCGGTGCAGTCGCCGTTGCGTCCCTGGCAGCAGGTGTCCACCGACAGCATCGACCGCATCAAGGCGGTGGTGCAGGATCAGGGCGAGCGCCACGGGCTGAGCCCGGACGTGGTCAAGGAGCGGCAAGGCATTGCCGTCAGCCAAGCGCAGCTCGGGATCCTCCACCAACTGGTGGCGACCGGGAAAGACCAGTACGCCAAAGGCTGGTATGATGACCACCGCGGGGACTTCACGGCGCAGGATTCGCCCGCTGCCGCGCGCCTGGTCGAGGCTGGTTCGATCGCCGGGGAATCGCAGCGCATCTCGGACGAGATCGGCCGTGGCGATGATGGGAACTACGTCGACCGGCTGACGCTGGAAAAGCGCATCAGCGAAGACCCGCGCCTTCAGGCGGACCCGAAGCTGCGCGAAGCCGTCGAGACGAGAACGGCGCAGCAGCTCGATCATCACGAGCGCGCGGTGAGCGAATCCCAGAAAGCGGTTTTCGATCGCGCGTACGAGATCACCACGGATCCGGACAACCCGCGTGGGTCGTACGACGACCGCGTGGTGGCGATGCGCGCGGAGATGACACCGCAGCAGCGGGAGTTCATCGACAACGCCAACGCCAAGTCGAGCCGCAACCCGGATCTGACCAACCAGCTCATGGTCCAGGCCGCGAAGGACCCGGACGGCTTCCTGAAGACCCTTCAGGATCCGACGATGCTCGCGCAGGTGGGCAGGAACGACTACCAGCGACTGAAGGTCGCGGCGGATCAGATTCGCAAGACCGGAACGATCGCCGAAGCGGCTGGCATCCTGACCAACCGCGAAGTTGAAGACGGGGCGCTGCGGGATGCTGGCTTTGCGGTGCAAGCCAAGAGCGGCCTGTTCGAGATCGACCGGAACTCTCCGGACGCCAGCAAGTTCCTCAGCTCGTACAACGCGCGCGTGACCGCGCAGGAGCAGGCCACCGGCCGAGCGGCGTCTCCCGTCGAGCGGCAGAAGATCGCCGACGAGATGGTCAAGCAGAACGTGGTCTCTCAGCCGGGCTTCTTCAAGCAGCCCTTGCAACCGGTCTACAGGCTGACGCCGGCACAGCGGGACGCGGCGACCCGCAATCTGGACGACTTCGCGAAGCTCGACCCGCTCCGTGCGGCGCAGATGCGACATGGCCTTTCGACCATGGCGAGTGGCCTGGGCGTTCCCTCCGATCGACTCACGCCCGACCAGTACAATCGCGCCTTTGCCCAACAGGTCATCGCCACGGATCTCAAGCTGTCCGGTGATCGCGATGGAGCGATTCGAGCGATGGAGCGAGCCAAGGCGATCCTGAAGGAAGCGGCGACGCCGCCGATCCCCGGGTCGGTCCCCGGCATTCCCCGAGGCAAGCCCGCGCGGAAGCCGAAGCAGGTCGGCGGCATCCCGATCGACGACGAGACCTAATGCCGACCCCGGATCAGGAACTGGACGCCTTCACGAATCCGCCACCGGTTCCGCAACCGGAGACGAGCCCCCCTGCGCCCATTCCGTTTCCCAAGCCGGCGCCCGTCGCCAATCCGGATGCGGAGCTGGATGCCTTTGTCAATCTGGACAAGGACCAGGACCGCCTCAAGGCAGCGACGGCAGCCGGCCTGGAGCAGGACCCGGCTCGCGCCGCGAAGCTGATTCAATACTCCAACGCGCTCAATGTCCCGACCGAGTTTGTCGATCGGAACTTCGATGCGTTGCAGGCCGCGGTTCGCCAGAAGGACTTCGACCCCGAGACGTTCCGGCGGGAGTCCCCGATCGTCGCGCAATGGCTCTCCGAAGATCCTGCCCGGGTCGGACTGACGCGGGACGACCTCCCGGCGTTCGCGAGCATCGAGCGGCTGGTGCGATCCTCGCCTGACTACCGGTACGGTCCCGATGGGTCGATTCATGAGATCCTGCCGGGCGGCGCGTACTCGACCATCTACGCCAACCCGATGGAACTCCACCGGGCCTTGGTCAAGCGTGGGCTTCTCCAGGACGAGGCGCAATCGCGCGTGGAGGGCATCCAGCGCGATCAGTACTTCGGCTCCTTCGGGGCCGGCTTTGTCGCTGATCTCGCGAGCACGCTCTCGGCCCTCCACCGCCTGGGCGGGGATCAGGACGAGGCCAACCGCTTCGCGGAGATCGGCGGGGAGCAGATCTCCGCCTCGATCGAATCGAGCCCCGGGCTTGCCGGGACCCTTGGACGTGGGTTCGGCGGACTCGCCGCGCAGCTTCCCCTGTTGGCGGTGGGCGGCCCCGTAGCCCGTGGGGCCGAGGCCCTGATGAAGGCCCGCATGGTCGGGACGGCGCTGGCGCCGATCCTGGGAGAGGCCGGAACCGCTGCCCTGGAACGCGGCGTGGTCGGTGCCGCCACCATGCAGCCGATCGCGCTGCGGGGCGCGCTGAACGACGATCATGGCGTGGGGCATGCCCTGGGATCCTGGGCGATCGACTCAGCCATCGCGGGCGCGTTCCCGGCGGTGATCGGTGAGCAGGTCGGCGCGGCGCGCGGCATCGCTCGGGCGGCCGGCGTAGCGGTCGGTCCCGGCGAGGCCGAGCTATCGGCGGCCCAGGTGCTCCTGCGCCATACCGGGCTCGGCGCGTCCCAGAATCTGGCCTTCGACGTCGCGCACCGGATCCATGACGTCGCCTCCGGTGCCGATCCCACGGCGATGGATTGGGACAAGCTCCTGCCGTCGCTGGCGGTATCGGGCATCCTGGGCGCCGCTCCGGGTGCGCTGTTCTCCCTGCCCGAAGCGGCCGCGGCTGCGCGCCAGGTCCACGACCGGGCCGGCATGGTCAAGATCAACGCGATCGCCGAGGCGGCGCACCATGCCGACACGCTGGATGCAGCAGCCAATGACTTCGCGGAAGCCAAGGCCAGCGCGCTCAACCAGGACGCGGTTCAAGGGCTGCTCCAGAAGATCGCCGGGGATACCCCCTACCGCACGCTGTACGTGGACGCCAGGGCGTGGCGGGATCACTTCAACGCGCCAGTGCCGGCGGAAGACGTCCCCAAGGAAACGTCGCTCCAAGCCTCGGTCGCACCGGATCCGACCGGCACCCTCGCGCGTGCCGCGGCGATCCAGGCCACTGGCGATCCCCTGGCCTACGACAAGGCGATCAGCACGGATGGCCAACTGGCCATCCCGTTCGACCGTTTCCTCCCGCTCCTCAACGATCCCGCACGCCATGACTTCCTGCGCGCCGAGGCTCGGGTGTCGCCCGAGGCGATGAACGAGCGTGAGGCGCATGGCGAGGTGAACGCGGCGACGACGACCGCCCAGGCCCAGGCAGCAGCCGCTGGACCAGGTACTCCGGAGGCTGACCGCGAGGCCTCGGCCGATCTCGTCCACGAAGACATCAAGCGGCAGCAGATCGAGGCCGGCGTCTCCGAGCCGGTGGCCGAGCGCGGCGCCAGTCTCTGGCGAGCCATCTTCCATACCGCCTCGGCCCGTGGTTGGACCAAGCTCCTGCCCCACGAACTCTATGCGCAGATGAAGGTCCGGATCGCCCGCGGCCTTCAGGCTCCCGGGGCTCGGGACGCTCTGGATGCGATGATCCTCCGCCTCAAGGCGGGGGAGATTCCGACCGAGGCGGACGTCCAGAAGGCCATGACGCAGCAGGAGGGCGAGACCGAGCGCCGTCCAACGGAAGACTCGACCCGCATCCAACAGACCCGCGATGCCCTCCTGGGGATCCTAGAACACTTCCGCTCGGTGGGCGCTGACATCCAGAAGGAGACCCCGGAGCAGTTGAAGGCGCGCCTGGTCAAGGCCACCGACGAGGGGCAGGGCGACGCCTTTGAACAGCAGGCCGAAGGGCCGCAGGCACAGGGTCGTCCGATCGTCATCGCTGATGTCCCCTACGGTGCCGGCTCATCTTCGGATGGCCGGACGGTCTACATCGATCGCCGCATTCCCCGCTTCTTGGAGATCGAGGGGAAGCGCGTCGACGTGCATCAGATGATCGCCGAGCACGAGATCGCCGAAAAGACGCGGATGGATCGGGGCGAGTCCTACGCGCAGGCGCATGCCCAGGCCTTGGCCATCGAGGATGCGGAGATCGATCACCAGGGCGTGAGCCATGAGGCCTACGAAAAGGCGCTGAAGCCGTACCTGGACGAGGCCAAGAGCGCAGCGGCAAAGGAAGGCATTCCTGCCGATCTGGAAGCGAAGCCGTACCACGACATGGGCGAAGGGCATTTGATCGCTGGGGCGACCGGCGAGGCCTACGCGCATCCGTACGAGCAGCGCACGCCCGCTATTGCCGGCATGAAGCTCACCGATGCCGAAGCCTTGCGCGCGCGTGCGGAAGCGCAGCGGCGCGGTGAACTTGGGAAGGTCGTCGATAAGGAGGCTCCGACCGGCGTGTTCCCGGCGCTTCGCCAGGAAAACGAGGGGGTTCCACGTGGAACCTTCCTCCCCCAGCGACTGAGCAAAACGGGCGAGAGCATCATCCGTCTATTGAAGGGTGCCGACCGGAGCACCTTCCTGCACGAGTCGGCCCACTTCCTGTTGGAGTTTCTCCACCATCTTGGGGATCAGGCCGATGCGCCCGCGGCGCTGAAGACCGACCTTGCCGGCATCCGGGAATGGCTGGGCGCCAAGGAAGGCGCGGCGATCACGCGGGAGCAGCACGAGTTGTTCGCGCGCGGGTTCGAGAAGTACCTGATGGAAGGGAAGGCGCCGTCGCCCGTACTGCGCGGAGCGTTCGAGCGCTTCAAGCGTTGGCTGGTCGAGATCTACAAGTCCGACAGCGCGCTGAACGTCCACCTGACGCCCGATGTGCGGCAGATCTTCGACCGCATCCTCGCGTCCGATGACGAGATCGCGGCGGCCCGTGCGGAGGTCGGCGCTGACCAGCCCTTCTACGAGAATCAGGCTGAAAGCGGGATGAACGACCAGCAATGGTCGGCCTATCTGAATCGGACCAAGGAAGGCCAGGACACCGCGCGGGCCATGCTGGAACGCGAAGTCATGGGACCGCTGCGGGCAGAAGAGACCAAGTCATACCAGGACGAGCGAGCCCGGGTGAAGCTCCAGGTCGCGGATCGGGTCAACCAGTCCCCGGTCTACACCGCGCTCCTGGTGCTTCAGAAGGGCGCTTGGCCCGAGGGCGTGGAGATCCCCGAGGGATCCGAGCGGGTGAAGCTCGACAAGTCGGACCTCGTCAACCGCTACGGCGAGGCTGGGCTCGCGCTCCTGCCGGGACCGCAGGTCGAAGGTGAAGCACCGAAGGCCAACCGCGGACGTCGTCTCTACACGGAAGAGGGCGGGATCACGCTCGACGATGCGGCCGAACTCTTCGGCTTCCGCGATGGCGGATCGCTCTGGCATGCGCTCGTCAACGCTCCCGATCGTACGGCGGAGATCGAGCGGACCACTGACGCCGAGATGCGGGACCGTCGACCTGATCCCATGCTCGATGGGTCGTTGACCGAGAAGGCGCGCATCGCGGTCGCCAACGATCCACGCTTGGAGGTGATGGACCGTGAGGCGGCCGCCCTGGCGATGCAGACCAAGCGGGCGGCGACCCCGTCGCAACTGCTTCGCGCCATCGCTCGCGCTCAGATCGAGAAGACACTAGCGCGCGACATCCGCCCCTCGCTCTACCGCGTGGCCATGGGTCGCGCCTCGCGAGCGGCGCTTGCGGCCAAGATCGAGGCCCGTCATGCGACCGATCCCGAGGCCAAGGCGAAGCTTCTGAACGAGGCGCTCCGCCAGAAGACGACCGAGATCCTGCAAACGCATCTCTACCGCGAGGCGTCCAAGGCGGTGGAGCAGTCCGAGAAGCGTCTGACCAAGGTACAGTCGTGGAACGACCTCGCCAAGCGGGCCAAGGTCGGCAAGGCCGGCGGCTGGGAGTGGACCGTCTCCTACCGCGATGCGCAGGGCAAGACGCAGTCGGAGGCGTTCACGTCGCTCGCCTACGGCGACTCGCCCGAGAAGGCGCAGCAAGCGGCGGTGGATCGCGCGACCAAACTCCCCGGTGCGGACGTGCAGCGTACCGGCTACCTGGAGCAAGCCGACGGCATCCTCGAAGGCTACGACCTCAAGCGGGTCTCCACCGCGGCGCTCCAACGGCGCGAGGCGCTGCGCGATTTCATCGCCCGCAAGGAAGCCAACGACGAGCCGATCAACATCCCGACCGAGGTCGTGGAAGATCTCGGCCGGAAAAACTGGCGCGACCTGACCATCGCCGAGCAGACCGCGGTCGTCGACGCGCTCGACAACCTCCAGCACCTGGCCTACAAGAAAAACGACCTGCTGTCGTCCGAGCGGCGCGAGACGTTCACCGAATCGCGGGACGCTCAGATCGCCACCATCGTCAAGAACTCGCGTGGCGTGAAGCCCGAGAAGTCCGTCGGTTCCGGCATCCTCGACACCCCGGCCGACATCGCTGGGCGCTACTTCTCGTCCATGGCCACCGTCTCCCGCCTCGTGCGCGAGATGGACGGCTACCAGGACGGCGGGGTGATGTTCGACACCTGGCTGCGCAAGGTGAACGAGGCCAACGATCGCGAGCTGGACCACAAGGAACGCTCCACCGAGAAGATGGCGGAACTCGTCAAGACGTGGGGCAAGTTGAAGCCAGGTTCGCCGGGCATGAGCATCCGACGGATGGAGCCGGCGATCGGCAAGACGATCAGCCATTGGGGCCGCATCATGGTCGCGCTCAATTGGGGCAACGCGGACAACCGCGCGCGTCTCATGCAGAGCGAAGGCTGGACCGAGGGGCAGGTGCGCTCGGTGATGTCCAAGCTCGACCAGCGCGACATGCGCTTCGTCCAGGGCATCCTCGACCATATCGATACGTACTGGCCCGAGATCAAGGCCAAGCAGGAGCGCGTCACCGGCATCGCCCCCGAGAAGGTCGACGCGGTTCCGATCCTGCACGAGACCGGGGTCTACCGCGGCGGCTACTTCCCGATCGCGTACGACCAGCGCTCCATGCCCAAGGGCAAGGACATGACGGTCGAGCAGCAGTCGCTGATGACCCGCAACGGGGCACGGCTGTTTGCCACGACGCAGCGCGGCCATACCGAGACCCGCACCGCCATGCCCGAGGGCGCGCGGGTGCTGTTGGATCCGAGCGTGATCACGCGACACCTGAACAACGTCGCGCATGATCTCGCGTATCATGAAACCCTGATCGATCTGAATCGCTTCCTCCGCGACAAGGATCTGCGCCAGACGATGATCGCCCATTGGGGCGCGGACGCGTACCGTCAGTTCCAGTCCCGTCTGACCGACGTGGCGGCCGGCGTGCAGGGCACCCACACCGGCATCGAGCAGGTGCTCGAATGGGGACGCCAGGGGGTCAACTTCGCTAACCGCGCGTTCAACCTCGGCTCGGCGCTTCAGCAGGCGGCGGGACTGCCGGCGTCGATCATCCGGGTCGGCCCCAAGCACTTCGCCAGCGCGCTCTACAAGATGTTCCGCAACCCCGCCGGGGCGGATAGCGTCTTCAAGTGGGTCGACGATCAGTCGATCATGATGCGCAACCGCTCGAAGACGTTCGACAAGAACATCAACGACGCGATGGGCGGGGTGAGCCTGCGCGGCCCGATCCGCAAGCTGATGGATGGCGCCGGGTACTACTTCTGGACCAAGGCGTTCCAGGTGCTGGACACCCACACCTGGCTGGCGTCCTACTCCAAGGCGATGGAGGAACACGGCGGCGACGAGGGCAACGCCAAGGCCATTGCCGATCAGACCGTGACCGACATCCAAGGGTCCGGCGCGACCAAGGATCTCCCGGCCGTCATGCGCGGTGGACCGCTGGCGCAGGTCTTCACCTCCAACATGTCCTGGTGGCTGGCGAACTACAACCTGACCGCCGAGGCCATCAACCGGGCCAAGTCCGGGAAGATGTCCGACGTGCTCAAGTCGGGAGCTGATCTCTTCGTGCTCTACGGCGCGCAGGTGGCGGCCTGGTCGGCGCTCTCGGCGGCGCTCACCGGCAAGAACGAGAAGCAATGGGAAGAGGCGGCCGACAATCCCCTCGCGCTGGCCAAGACGCTGTCGAAGGACGCGGCCTATACCGCCCTGTCGTCCATGGTCCTCCTCCGCGACCTGGCGGACGTCGCCGTCGAGGGTCGGCAGTATCGTGGACCGCAGGGCCTCAAGTCCATGTCGCTGGTGGCGTCCGCCATCCAGGCGATCCGCAGCGATAGCGAGAACGCGGCGGAGGCGAAATCGGTGGCCAAGGCTGCGGGACTTATCCTGCACGTGCCTATCGCACAGATCGTCAGCACGGCCGAGGGGATCGTCGATGCATCCGAGAAGGGCGACAATCCGTTGTGGCCAGCGCTCTTTGGGAAAAGGCAATCGAAATGAGCGTTTGTTGCGGTCGATGCCATGAGTCGGTGTAGCGAATCAATCAACCCCGCAGTACGTTCCGAGATCCCATGACCGTTCCGACGACCCTATCGAGCGTGATCTATACCGGCACCAACACGGTATCGATCTACAATGTAACTTGGGGATTCGCCGAATCCGCCGACCTGATCGTCTACACGATCAACGCCGCGGGGACGGTCATCACCAAGCTGGTCGAGACCACGGACTACACGGTTGCCGGCGCGGGCATTCCGACGGGCGGGACGGTCACCCTCCTAGCGGGCAACCTGGCCAGTGGCGTCAAGCTCTTCATCGCCTCGGATCCGGAGCAGATCCAGCAGGTGCTGTTGCAGCAGGGATCGGCGTTCAATCCCGCTGACCTCATGGCGGCGCTGGATCGCGCCTGCCGCGAGATCCAGGCGAATCGCCGGCTGATCGCTGGCTCGATCCAATACCCGGTGGCCGAGTCGCTCAATAGCCCGGCCGCCATTGCGATCCTACCGCCCAAGGCCCTGCGCCTGAGCCAGGGATTGGTGACCGATTCCCTGGGCAACGTGACGACCGGTGTTGCGCCCGCATCGGGCGTGATCAGTGGCCCCATGGCGCCAGTGGTCGGTGCGGCAAGCCTGCCGATCGCGCGCTCGCTCCTGGGCGTCAACTCGACGCTGGTCATCAACGTCCGGGACTATCCCTACCTCGCGACGGGTGACGGTTCGACCGATGACACCGCGGCCATCGCGGCGGCGCTGACGGCGGCGGGTGCGGCTCCCGGAGCCACGGTCTATATCCCGCATGGGACGTACAAGATCACCAGCGAGTTGACCGTTCCCGAGCAGACGCAGGTGGTGGGCGAGAGCAAATACGGCTCGATCCTGCTGGGCGCCATCGGCGCGAATAGCGTCTTGAAGGCAGCCGGAACGATCAACGTCAACGGCGCCAACAAGGTCCGCATCGCGGATCTCACCATCCGAGCGACGGCGAATGGCGGCAACGCCATCGCGCTCCTGTGGGGTGGCCTCAACGCGGTCGAGCGCGTCTCGATCACGTGGGACGGAACGCATCAGTTCGTCAACGGCATCGTCTTGGAGCAACAGGCGGTGGTGGTGATCCGGGAGTGCGATATCGCCGCGCTCTCGGGCAAGCTCATCTGGTCCCCGTTCGCGGGTGAGTTTACGACCTACGGCACGCCGGTCTCGAACTACGTGACGGCGCTGACGATCGACCATTGCCAGTTGAACATGTCCAGCGCCGCCGCCTCGGCGACCGCCTGCGGCTTGGTCATCGACAACGGCGAAGGCATCCTGATCAGCAATTCCAACTTCAACGGCGCCGCGACCGGTCAGCGGGCGATGGTGTTCTCGGACATCCTCGGCATCTCGATCATCGGCAACTACATCGAGCAGTCGGTGCTCCCGTCGACCAGCGATGGCATCCAGTTCAACACGCTGTCCTTTGGCGGGTCCGCGAGCGGGACGAACAAGGGCGCGGCGATCCATGGCAACTTCTTCGCCTGGGATACCAAGGCGGTGTGGCAGGCGTCGGGCGGCGCGGCACAGATCCGCGTCAACTCCTTCGATACCGGCCTGTCCATCGTCGGAAACTTCTTCGAGGGCAACCACGGTTTCACGATTCGCATCGCTGGTCCGGTCGCTGGCGGCCATATCGGTCCCAACGAATGCACGACCGAGACGCAGGGCGACCAGAGCGGCATCTTGTCGTACGTCGAGATTGACCAGGGCGTCACCGCGAACATTGCCGTCGAGGCTCGCGACTTCGTGCAGATGTCGCCGGTGGCTGACACGTTCGGTTGGGGAGCGCATAACCAGCGGTGGATGACCACCGCGCCCCTGGCGGCGACGGGGCCGGTGAACTTTGGCGCTGGCGACTACATCCTGAGCGGTAGCGGGCTCACGCCGTACTTCTGCACGACGCGCGGCACCGTTTGCATCGGTGGCCCGGGATCGAACAACGCCCGCTCGACCATGGGGTCGAACGTGCTCAAGATCGCCGATGGCGGTTCGACCGGCAACCTGGCGGTTGGCCAATACATCACGTTCACTGGTACCGCTGGCTCGCGCAAGGTCATCCGGCTGTGGGATGATGGCGTCGACTTCAACATCCAGTTCGATGGCGCTGGCGCCGATGCCACGGTCGATCCGGTGACCATCGGTTACCTGGCGCCGACCTTCCGCGCCGGACAAACCGAGGTGGTGGCCACGGCCGATCTTCCGGCTGCTGGCGCCGGCAACGATGGTCGCGTGATCGTCGAAGACGCCGGGGCCGGCAACCGCAACCTGATCATCTACGGCGGTGGCCAGCGTTTCAGAATCGACGGCGGGGCGCCTTTCTGATGGATTCTCCCTTTGCCCAATACGGCATATCTGCGGTCACGATCGCACTGGTCGTCGCCGGCATGCGCGTCCTGTGGACGCAGTACCTGGACACCCGCAAGGAGTTGCGCGCCAACGCCGACGCCTGCGCTGAACGCGAGGCGGCCCTGGTCAAGCGCGTGCAGTCGCTCGAAGACAGCCGCAACTCGGACCTGGTCTCGGTCATCAATGCGGCGATGGAATCCATGCGGATGACCGCCACGGCGCTGCATGAGAACTCGGGAACCTTCCGGATCATGGCCGAGGAATCAGGACTTCACCGCGTGGCGATAAAAAGGCCCAACCAATGAGATTCATCCTACCAGCTATCGCCATCGCCCTGTTGACACTTGGGGGCTGCACCCAAGCGCAGGTGGACCGGGCCGCGGCGATCAGCGCCGAGGCTGATGCCCGATTGGCGAAGGCCGATCAGGCGATCGCCCTCGCGCAGCAAGCGGTCGATCAGGGCAAGACCCTGGCCGATTCGATCGGCAGCGTGAGGGCGCAGCAGATCGTCGCGCAGGCCCAAGCCGGGCTCGCGGCGGCCACCGCTGCCCGCGAGGCGGTCCAGGTCGCGGACGATGCCTCCCACAAGGCCCTGGATGCCGCCAAGGCTTCCCAGGCGGCCGGTGGGTCGACGCTCGACGTGCTGATCGCCGCGCTGACCGCGTTTGTCCCGGCGGCTGGTGTGGCGGCTGGTGCCATCCGCAAAGCCATCTCCGCGAGCCAGGCGCTACGCCAGACGGTGACCGGGGTCGAAGAAGCCAAGAAGACCATGAGCCCCGAGACGATCGCCAACCTCCACGGCGCCTTGGCTGAGGCTCAGGACGACCACGTGAAGGCCGCGGTATCTCTCATCAAAGCGACCCTTTAGGATTCCCCCATGGCACAGGCCCCTCAGATCTTCGCCAAGAGCCCCGACGCGCCGGCTGGCGGCGGCGTTGCGGTCACCCCCTCGGACACGGTCAGCGTGGCGACCCCCTTCCGCGCGCTGTGGGTCGGCGTGACTGGGGACGTGGCGGTGCTCATGCTCGGGGGCAACGTGCTGACCTTCCTCAACGTCCCCTCGGGCTCGATCCTGCCGGCTTCCGGTTCGCGGGTGAACGCGACCGGGACCACGGCAACCTCGATCCTCGCGCTCTGGTAGACGGGGCCGCTCGTGAGCACAGGACCGGTTGGTTGGTGGCTCTGCAACGAAGGTTCGGGGACCATCGCCCACGACCTCTCGGGCAATGCCAACGACGCCACGCTGGAGAACGGAGCGGCCTTCGTCACCGGGCAGCAGGGATCGGCGATTGCCTTTGCTGGTTCTGACGAGGTGGCGATCACGGCCGCGCAGGGACCGAACATCAATTACGACTTGACGATCGCCATGTGGATCAATCGATCCGCGATCGCACGCGGCGGGCTCCTGGCCAAGACCAACGGCAGCACGTGGAACTACGACCTCATCGTGGAGTACCAGCCGGGCGCCCTGACCTTCTATTCCGACAATCTGACCGGCAATACGCAGACGTCGTTTTACAACATCATCGCCGAGACGAATCGCTGGTACCACGTCGCGGTGGTGCGCGATTACAACGCTAACTCGACGATCTTTTTCGTCGACGGCGCACCGGCTGGTGGCGGTGTCCAGAACGGTGTGATGAACGTGTCGGCCGGCGAGGTGATCAACATCGGGAGCGAGGGCGATCCTGGCTCGCCTGGTACGGACTTCTTCCAGGGCGACATCTACGACGTCCGGATCTATGACCGCGCCCTGTCAGCGACTGAGATCGCTACCCTGGCCCAGGCGCCGGGATCCACCCATCGGGCCATGGGCATCGGTATCGGGTTGATGCTGCGCTAGCAGTCGCCCAGGATCGCCACCACGACGGCGGTCAGCAGCAGCCATATACCCCAGGCGAGCAGGCTCACGCCTTGGTCTCCCAGACCTGGGATTGCAACTCCGGAAAGCTCTGGCCCGCCCGCCGCTTCCAGTACCGCGCGTCTTGCTTCGCCTCTTCGGTTTCCCGGCGCGCTTCCGCGAGGCGATCGAGCAGCCATGCCATCACCAACACCTGGATCACGACCAGGGCGATCATGGCGGTGTAGATGTCGGCGGGGGTCACCGGATCTTTCTCCGCGCCAACCCATTGCGGCGCCGCCATTCGCCGACGGTACCGATGAAGCAATCGGCGGCACGCGCCAGCTCTTCGCGCGATGCGCCAGCGTGATGCAGCGCGAGCGCCTGACCAAACGATAGTTTGCCCAAGCGGGTCAGGTCGCGCGGCGTCCGATTGCCGCTGTTCTTGTTCTTGCCCCAGCGCGTGCCGACCTCGGCGCGGTCGCTGATGGCAAGCAGGGCAAGCTCTTCCGGGGTGAAGGTCACGGCGTGGACGCCAATGAATACCGCCGGTTCCACGCGTCAGCGGCGAACTCCGGAGTCATGTAGGAATCGGTCCTGGCGTTGCATTCGTCGCTGCAGACGACGACCCACCCGACCATGGCTGGCGTTATGTCCTCACTGTCAGGCGGGAGCATGTGCGCCGTTCCGCCGCAGAATGGGCAATGCTTGAGGACGGGGCTCACGGCTTCACCACCGGAAACGCGATTCCCCGCTTGGCGGCAAAGCTCGCCGCACGAGCGGTGCAGACGTAGGACGTCCGGACTTCGCCGGTAGCCGCATCGGTCACCTCGGCTCGGTAGGATGGCGGATGCGCCTTCGGCTGGGCGGCGCAGGTGCAGAGCCGGCCGCCGGAATCCGAGATGCGGGCCAGGCCTGGTTGCGCCCAGGTCATGGCTTGGCCCTCTTGCTGTTGGGCATGCCGTCCGGGTACATCGTGCGCAGCATCGCTAGACGCGCCCATTCACTGACCGTCGTTCCGCTGAGAGCAGCCCACGCACGGAACTCTCGGTAGACGTCTGCCTCCAAGTACACGCCGACGCGGATCAGAGGCGGAGGCTTAGGCTTCATGCGTGGGGACTATGGTAGCCATAGGTCTCCTGAGTCAACCGCGTGTTCTGCCCAACGGCAGGCCTCATCCGTGATCCAGTGGTGGCCGTCCCTGCGGTTTTGGTGATCCATCCGGTGCTCGCGCTTGGCGCCGGTGCCCTGGACGATGCGGCCGCAGGTGCAGAAGTGGGCGCGCTTCGCGTGTGCCTGCGCTCGGCTGCGGGAGGTCATACAGACGCCCCCGCCAGCTCCGCCTCCAGGTCCCGGGCCGAGCATGTCGCCAGGGTAACCGGCATACGCTTGCGAGCCCTCCGGAGCGCGTCCCGGATCTCCCCCACCCTCCGGTCCCTGGTGACGTCCCGCCAGGCTAGGAGCGCCTGGGTGGACCTGGATGCGGGTGAGAGATCAAACTCGCTCAGGAGGGATTCTAGGCGCCTCCACGGCGATGCCTGGGGCTTGTCGTCTCCCTCTCCTGTCCCCGCGATCGGATCGCCCCCCTGAAGGGGCGAATCCGGAGCGAGTGCTTGGCCACAAGCACGTGGGCCGGTGTGTCTCTCTCTCTTAGAGAGAGACACCGGGAAGGTAGTGACCGCCTGGCGGCACGGTTCATTGCCGTTTGGCGGCACGGTTGTCGGTGTCGACTGTGTCGCCTGGCGGCACCTTCTCGGGGCCTTCGCGGTGAGGTGCTCGATCACAATAGACCGCTGCCGCACTCGGGGGTCGCACCCCCTGGGCCTGGTGCCGCCGGTGGCGTAGGCCAGGGCGCCGATTTTGTGCAGATGGCGGTAGGCGTCGACAATGGCCGTCCGGCCGAAGCCGGACAGGTCCCTGACGGTCGATTCGGAGACCCATGCGTTCTCGCCGGTGTAGCGGTCAGCGAACGCGGCAATGGTCAGCAAGACCACTTTGCCGATGGGGGTTACGACCTCGGGGTCGAGCCGAGCGATGCGCTCTGAGAGGGTTTGCGGGGGGCGGGCGGGAACGGTGGTCACGGGTCGGCCTGTCTACCTCGCGGGGCGAGGCTCTTGCGCCGGACATCGCGACCACACAATGCGATTGCCCTGGCTAGGCATCGATCGTCGGCACTCTGTCCGGCAGGTTTTCAACGACCATCGCTTGTGTAGGCGATGGTCGTGCTGTTTTAGGGAATCAGTGGTCGAGCCGCAAGCGCAGCCATTCCGGTACCCTAGTACCATGCGAACGGATTGAACCACCACCCTAGCGCCTCCGCTGGTGATGGCCCCCCACCGGTGCTAGAACCGCGAATGGAACCGCTGCCCGATGATGCGGGCGTCTATGTCCTGGTGCGCGGGGCCGTCGTCAGGGCCCGGATCAACGGCGCCTGGTACGAGGGGGACCCCTATCACCGACTGATCATCACCAGTGGGGAGTTTGACCAGGAGGCACGGTGCTGGAACGCGCTGCCGACGATCACCTGGCAGAAGGTGGCGCGGGAGGATTGGGGGAGGTTGTGAGGCTACGGTTCCAATAGGGCTTGGACGCAAACCGCAATAGGCCGTCCATGACCTTGGCCCATCCGATCGCCTCCCGCTTTGCGCGGGCGCTGACTGATTCCGCATGAGCCTCAGCGCCGATCTCGGCCAGTGTCGGGCATAGGCCATCGGGATCGAAAAAGTTGGTAGACCAGTTGAACGGCTCCGCGTTGAAGGTTGTGAGGTAGCCGGAATAGCTGTTCTCCTTCGGGTACTCCGCCTCGATCTCTTCCCGTGAGAGGATATGCAGCGGGCGGAAGCAGTCGTCGGGGGCGAGGGTCATGGATCACGACGCACGGTATTCAGGGCCAACCATGCCTGCCGCAACCGCTCCATCTCCGCCCGTGCCCGGATTTCCAGTTCCCTGGCCCATTCCACGGCTTGGGGCGAGGCATCAGAGGGTAGATCGAAGCTCCATGGGGAGAGCGGGGCGCCGCCGGTGAGGCGGAAGAGTTGATGGGCCAGGTCGGTGAGGGGGTCGGTCATTTGACCACCTCCGCCCATACCCCGTACTTGCCGCCGCGGCCCATACGCAGCGTGGTTTCCAATCCCGCGCGGGCGTTGTCTTTGATCGCATGCTGGCAACTGACTATGGCGTAGGTGATCTCCTGAATCGTTGCCGGAAGGCGGCGCTCCAGGACGTCCACCAGGCGATCCATGGCGTCCCGATCCTTCGCAATGGTTGGCTTGAGGGTGACGATGATGGTCATGCCTTCCCCTCCAGCGCCTTCCGCATCATGGTGTAGAGATCATCCTCGGTCGTGGCCTTGATCTCGCTCCGTTCCAGCGGCTGAAGCGTCCAGGGATCCATGAGCTTCTTGCCATCGGTGAGCACCGTGTGGCCGTTCACCTGAACGTACCAGACCTTGGTTTTCCTCGGCTTGCTCATGGCGATTGCTCCAGCGCCTTCCGCGCCAGTTCCCGATACGATTCAGCAACGTACGCATCGCGATGCTTCTGCTTCAGATATTCGCCTTTGTATTCGCACGCATTCTCGTATTCGTCGGCGCATTCCAGAAGCGCCTTGGCCAGAGACGGAAGCATTGCGCCATTCGCCACCATGCCGGCAATCATCCGGTTCGCCTGGTCGTACCCGTAGGATTCGACCAGCGTGTCGTACTCGGGGCTCGTGTTGTAGGTGCTCACGATCTCTCCTCCACTTCATCGATTACGAGCATGGTCAGCGCGTGGCGGTCGAACATCTCCCCGAGCGTCAACGGTTCATGCGTATTCGGATCGGTGAAGCCGGGATGGTTCCAGCCCAGCTTGCCGCCACCCGCCTGGTTCATGTCGCAGACCATCTGGCGTTGCCAATAGATGCCTTCCGGGTCGCTCATCCCGCCTCCCCCTTCCCGCTGCCGCCGGGCGAGAGGGCGGCGCGGGCGATCGGCACGGTGCGGTTCACGGCATCCACGAGCGCCTGCATGTCGGCACCCTTCCGGATCTTCCACGAGCCTCGGTCATTCTGGACGGTGCAGGATAGGGCCATCAGCGCATTAATCGCATCGGTGGCGGCGGCCTGCGCGGCGGCGAGCTTGGCTTCGGCCTGCCCGGCCCGTGTCTGCCAACCGAGTGCCTTGCGGAACGCCTCGTCACGTTCTCCTCCCGTCACGTCCAGCTCCTTCTCCGCCGCAGCGAGCGCATCGCGTACGTCGCTGCCGAACGTCCGCGCATTGGGCGGCGACCAGCCCCGCTGATCGAGCACGCCCAGGGCCGCCGCGAGCATCGCGTCGGTGATGAAGCCCTCGGGGGACCGAGACGACGAAGCCGGCGAGGGTGGATCTGCCTCTACGCTTGCGGGGGCCGGGTTGATGATCGACTGGATATCGGCCGCCAGCAGCGCCACCGTGATCCGCTTCTCCATGCGCTCGAAGTGCCGTGCCCAATCGAATCGGCCCTGCTTCTCGGATTCGATCTGTGCCCGCCGTGCGCCTTGTAGCTCGCGCACCAGGGCGGCCTTCATCACGTTCTCGCGGTACGCGCCGTTCCCCTCGGGGGCCGAGGTGCGAAGCACCGAGGGTGGATCTGCCTCCACGCTTGCGGGGCGTGGATTCCCGACGTTGACCAAGACCAGGAACGCCTTCTGTGCCGCATCCTCGGCATCCAGGTCGGTGTCCCGCAGGAAGTCCTTCGCTTCATCGATGGCCTTCCGCAGCATCCGGATCGTCTCCTGCGCTCGCAGCAGGCACCGCGCCTCGGTCAGCGTCAGCCGCTCTCTCTGCCCCTCGGGGGGGTCGGAGGGCCGACTGCCCGGAACGGTCGGGGTGGTCATGGCGCTCGCCCCACATCCCACTCGTAGGTATACGGGCCGTCGCTGCCGGTCTCGTACGCTGCGACCCACGCCGAGTACTCGTCGTTGTCCACGCACAACATCCGCAGCACTTGGTCCAGCAACCACTGCTTATGATGGGCGCCATCGATGTCGCCGTAGTCTCGGATCAGATCGCAGGCCCCGTCAATCCGCTCCTCCCGCGTGCGCGTCGCAGCCGGTTGCGTGGCATCGCTTCCCTCGGCGTTCGGAGCGGTGGGTGCGTCGTCGGTCATGGTTGTGGTCCGTTCGGTTTCCGTGGGGACACAAGGGATATTCCCGGACGCATGGTTCAACGTGACGCTGTCAAGGCGCCGGTGAGGATGAGCCAGGCAGCGGCTTTGCAGAGGGGCACGACGCCGTCGCCAACGGCCTCGAGCCGCTCGACCCGCTCGGCCAGCCCATCATCCATTCGTAGATCGCGGGGGTCAGATTCCCAACACACTGCTTCAGGCGCCGGCAACTCGGCCACTTCATCATCGAAGGGCAGCACTGGTTCGCCTTGGTCGTCGGCGTGGCCAAGAGCCCAATATCGTCCGCGAGCATGTGGCGCACCCAGCGCGGCAGCGTCCAGGATGAGCGGACGCGACAGGGTGTATCCGAGGGTGCGGAGGTCGTCGCGAATCCGGGGATGCTCTGCTGCGAATCCTTCGACGCACTCGAGCATGACCCACTCCGGGCGGATCTCGCCAATGATGCGGGCGGTCGGATTCCAGAGGTCTTCGGGGTTCCCAGCGCCGCGACGGGCAGGAGACCACTTAGGACAAGGGACGCTCGCATGGACCAGATCCACTCGGCCCTGGTAGGCGGCACCGGACCAGTCGTGAACGTCTCCACAGACGACCTCGATGTGAGGGAACCAGCCATCGCGCTGGCGCTGCTCGAGCACGTCGCATCGCCACCGATCGATCTCGAGGGCGAGCACGGGCTGGTGTCCGAGGATGAGGTCTCCATAGAAGGAGCCACCGCAGGCGGCGAAGAGACCGGCGGTACGCATTCGCTCACGCCCCCTCCCCCGGCACCCGGGGCGGCGGGGGTAATGGGCGCCAGTACATGGGCGTCGCCATGTCGTCATCGCGCGACCACCAGCGATTCCCGCTGCGATCGGCCACGGAGTAGGAAGTTGCGAGCGGGTCGGTCCAGATTCCATCGATCACCAGCACGTCCAACCCATCGACGGGCAGTCTGTCACCGCACGCCACCCACTCCCCGACCAATCGCCCGCGCTGGGCGAGGCAAGCTAGGACCGCGTCGGCCATGGCGTAGACGCTGCCGAATCCGTTGGCCTGATCCCGCAGCGGCAGAAGCGCACGGGCAACGGCATCCCGATCGCTCTCGGCCGGGCCTTGGTCGGTGTCGCCGGGCGGGGGAGGGGTCATATCCGAGGATCCTTCACACAGCAGGCACCTGGGTCGTCTGGCTTGGTCGTCCAGTCGTACCGATGATCAATCTTCCAGAACTCACCGGTCAGCCGCTGACGCGCATCGCTGACGCGCCAGGCGATATCCTCGGGCGGATACTTGTATCCGATGTTCCCGTGATCGGCACCCGACTGGAAGCCTTCGCGATAGGCGGCCTCGACGAGTTGAGCGATCGTGGCGTCGTAGCTCACGCCCCACCCCCTTTGTTGCTCTCGGCGCCGGCGAGGGCGCGGATGTAATCGGCGCAGTCTAGGCAACCGCCCGCATAGCCGAGGTGCCAGCGGTCGTCCGTGTTTGGCGGCACGCTGTTGTCTGCGATGGTGGCGCACAGAACCGCCGCCTCCTCAATCGCTGCCGCGCGGGCGTCGGATTGGATGGCACGGATGATGCCCTCGTCGTCGAGGTGCTCCTCGCCGCTGCACATGCGGTCCAGCCATTCCTGCGGGGTCCTCATGTCGTTGCCCCATCCCCGGCGGCCTGGCGCTCCCGCTCCGCGCACGCTTTGATGTCCGCCATCGCATCCGCGTCGTTGGCAAAGAAGTCGGCCGTCCGGAAGTCGGGATCAGACTCGCGGTAGATCATTCGAGCAGCGGTTGCGGGGCCGAATCGCTTTTCCAGATCCTTGCCCTCCGCGCCCGCGAGAGTCGTGATCCATCCCGCACGGCAATGCGTCGTCTCGCAGGTGTGCCACGCATTCATGTCAAGGCGGCAGCCTTCGGCCGAGAGCGCGGCGAGCAACTTCTGGTGGATACCAGCGATCTTCGGCACGACCGGTCGCGGCTCCGCGATGCGAGCGGCCAGCGTTTTCTCGTCGATGCCTTTGACGCCGCCCAGGTCCGCGTCGCCCAGGTCCGCGTCGCCCAGGTACGCGCCGCGCAGGTCCGCGTCGCCCAGGTACGCGTCGCCCAGGTCCGCGCCGCGCAGGTACGCGCCGCGCAGGTCCGCGTCGCCCAGGTACGCGCCGCCCAGGTCCGCGCCGCGCAGGTACGCGCCGCGCAGGTCC